AGTGCCCGTCACCGGGCAAGTGTAAGGCGGCAGGGCGCTGTCTCAAGAAGTACGGGCCCACCAAAAAGAAATGACACGCAACGAAGAGGCGGACGCCTACGTTCAGCAGCAATGGCTGGAAGAGGTCGATGAGGTTCTGAAGTTACGGGACTTGTACGAAGAGACGCGGCGTACCAGGGCCTTTGACTTCTATGAGCCCTACCCGTTTCAGTTGCGCTTCCATGAGGCGCGAGACGATCAGGGCAACCGGGCGCGGCAACGCTGTTTGATGGCCGGGAACAAGACGGGCAAGACCTACTCCGGTGCCATGGAGGTGGCCTATCACCTGACGGGGATTTACCCGGACTGGTGGAAGGGTGTGCGCTTTGAGAGGCCGATACAAGCCTGGTGTGCAGGCAAGAGCCACTACGCCACACGCGACATCGTGCAAGCGGAGCTGTTGGGCGAGTCAGGAGATCCTGATGCGTTTGGGACCGGTGCGATTCCACGGGACTTGATTATCAAGACCGAGCGCAACCCCGGGGTGCCGAATGCGATTGGCTTTGCGCTCATCAAGCATGTCAGTGGTCGCAACAGCCGCTTACAGTTCAAGTCGTATGATTCGGGTCCAGCGGCCTGGATGGGGGTAGCGGTGGACTATGTCTGGCTGGATGAGGAGCCACCCCAGGAGATTTACAGCCAGGCGCTGCGTTCTACGCTGAAGTCTGGAGGTCCGGTAGCCTTGACCTTTACGCCAGAGAATGGCGTCACCGGCGTGGTGGGCATGTTTTTAAACGAGCGGAAGGCAGGTCAGTCGTTGATTCAGGCGACCTGGGATGATGCGCCCCACCTGAGCCTAGAGGTACGCGAAGAGATCCTGGCAGCGCTCCCTCCGCATGAGCGGTTGATGCGTTCAAAGGGCATCCCGATGCTCGGTTCAGGGCAAGTCTTTCCGGTACCGGAAGACAACATCAGTTGCCCGGCCTTTCCGATTCCAGAGCATTGGGCGCGGATTGCGGGAATAGATTTTGGCTTTGACCACCCTACGGCCTGTGTCTGGCTGGCTCATGACCGGGACACCGACACGGTCTATCTCTATGACGCCTATCGGGAGAAGGGCAGTGGGATGTTGCAGCACGCTGAAGCGATCAAGCACAGAGGCCCCTGGATTCCGGTAGCCTGGCCGCATGACGGTTCAATCCATGACAAGGGTTCTGGAGAGGCGTTGGCGACACAGTACCGGCGGGCAGGGATTCGCTTTCTAGGAAGCCACTTCACAAACCCGGAAGGCGGGATTGCGGTCGAGCCGGGGATCATGGCACTACTCACGCGGATGCAGACAGGGCGCTTCAAGGTCTTCAACCATCTCGACACCTGGTTTCAGGAATTCCGCATGTACCACAGGAAGGACGGCAAGATTGTGCGCAAGGTCGATGACTTGATGTCGGCCACCCGATATGCCGCACAGAGCCTCAGATACGCCATCACGAACAGTTTCCAGCCCAGACCTTCAGTAGCCGTGGGCAGTCTCTCAGACGGCACCTTCGACCCCTTTGACTTCTGGGTCAAACACCCCACCCCGGAAAGCTATGGCCCGCTCAATTGACTTCAACCCCAGAGCCACGCTAGGCCAGCGTCAGCGTGAGTTCCAGCAACTGCAGGAATCGGGACGCTCCGCACAGGAAGCCTACCAGCAACTCTACCCGGACTACCAGACCGCTTACGATCAGGCGGTGGCCTTTCAGGATACCGTACAAGCCGCCTATGACGCTTTTCAGGCGAACAAGACCCAGGCCAACCTAGACAGCTACAACGCCTTGAGCGCTCAGTACAGCCAGTTGCAGACCAACTACCGGCAGTATGAGCCACAGCTTCAGGAGCTGCAGGCGACAATGGCGGGAGCCTCTACACGCTTGCAGGAGATTGAAGGCGAGTTACCGGAGCTGCAACGATCCTTACAGATTGACCGCGAAGCGCCGAAGCGTCAGGCGCGGGAGCGCAGTGGCACTTCCATCCTGACCCGTGGCACCAGGAGGGCCGGTTCGGTTCGATGATTGAACAGTGTACCCTTGCCGATGTCGATGCTCTGATGGCGGATCTGCGCAACATGTACACCGAGATGGCGCCCTTTGGCAAAATGGATGAGGCCAAGTGTGTGGCCTTTCTATCAGACAGTATTGAGCATCATGTGGTCCTGAAAGCTACTGACGGCCCCCATTTGTTGGGGCACATGGGCCTCCGCGCAGAAAGCCACTGGTACACGAAGGACGTAGCGCTCTACGAATACTACTGTTACGTCAATCCAAGACACCGCAAGACCCGCACTGCTTTTGAACTTTACAAGGTCGCCAAGGGGGTAGCACAGGAAACCAGGCTGCCGTTTTTTTATGGCACCTTCCGCAAGCCAGAGTCTGATTTTGAGCGAGTCAACAAGTTCCTGAAACGCCAAGGGGGGCAACAGATTGGATCACAATATTTTATAGGAGCAACGTAATGGCAACGAAGTATTTCCCTGTTGGGTATGGAAGGATTTACGATTCAAGTAAAAATTATACGGAACAACAATTACGGGATTTAGCGACCACACCGACAGGTGAATATGACGAGGGGATTTACAATACAGTCAAAAGTTTTGAACAAGAAAAGACAGAGACACAGGTACTAGGGGTCACTCCTTCGATAAATGTAGTAGGCCAGGATTCAAAACCATACCAAGGGAGTTCCGGTGGCAAGGGTAGCCCAAGCATCAATATCTCCACACCGAGCATCAATATCCCCACACCGAATCTGGACCAGGATCTAACAAAAATTGATGTTGGCTCTCCGAACTTTGACCAGAAAATAAATACTCCAACATTGAATACAGATCAGGATTTAACAAAGATCAGTGTGCGTGGTTTGCAGGAATCGGCAGTACAACAAGCAGGAGACGCACAGAATTCTTTAATTCAAATCGGCACAGACATACAAGCTGGAGCAGTAGACATTGGGAAGGCTGGTCAGGAAGCACTAGTCAAGTTAGGCTCAGATGCACAGGAACAAGCTGTAAAGAGCGCCACGCAGATCAGTGGGGGGCAAAGCAACGCCACTTTGGAAGGGTACGCCAATCAAGCAACGAAAGGCACTGAATCACAGATCAATCAGGTAACGACCTATGTAGAAGACAAGGTAATCCCAGTTGTCAATGATACCTATAAGTTTTTTACAGAAAATCACCCAACAATTAAGTTGTTCCAAGAATCCGTCAAAAGTCTTGAAAGTCTGACCCCCAGCATTGAGATGGCGGGCTCTTTCGACTTGGCAGGTGGTGGATCTGTGCAGGACACTTCTGACCCAATGCCGAATGCGACTTTGGACGCCAACGCCCCGAATCTAGGCGATGACAAGGTCTACAGTGACATAGAAACGGGGACGGCCAAAGGTTCCCAGATGTCTGAAGAGGAGCGTCTACGCCGCATCCGCCGCCTGCTGACCAACCGCTATGGCCGTGAAAAGACCATTCTAGGAGGCCCAGGCGATACGACCAGCCGCCGCAGGTATGCCATATGAGCGAACTAGCCAGCACTTTGGTGCAGGAATACGAAGCGCTCAAGGGAGAGCGCGGCAACTGGGAAAACATGTGGCAGGACATTGCCGAGCTGATGATCCCAAGGCGTGCCGACTTCACCAACCGCTACCGCGCGCCGGGGGAACAGCGCCGTGACCGGATCTACGAAAGCTCTGCCGTCCGGGCCTTGGTCCGCGCAGCCTCCGGGTTGCACAACACGCTGACCAGTAGCACGGTGCCTTGGTTTGCCTTGGAAACCGAAGACCGCGACTTAATGAAAAACCGGCAGGTACAGCTCTGGTTGGAAGACGCTACCCGACGCTGCAACGGAATCTTCAATGCTCCCCGCAGTGGCTTTCACCAAAGCGCCCATGAGTTCTACCTGGACCTGCTGGCCTTTGGTACGGGCTGTATGTACGTCACGCAGGAGCCGGGCATGGGGCCTGTGTTCAAGTCGTACTTTCTGGGCCACACCTACATCGCGGAAAATAAAACGGGCATGGTGGACAGCGTCTACCGGCGTTTTGATGACACCGCCAGAAGCCTCTACCGCCAGTTTGGCAACAAGCTCCCCGATGAGATCATCAAGGCTGCCGACAAGGAGCCGTTCCAGCGCTTTGAGTTGTTGCATGTGGTCCGCCCCCGTTTGAATGCACCGGGCAAGACATCTAAGCAGAAACCCTTCCTGTCGATCTACATCCACCCGGAGAGCCGCAAGGTGGTGCAGGAGGGGGGCTTTGATGAGATGCCCTACATTGTCAGCCGCTGGCAAAAGAATTCGATGGAAGTCTATGGGCGAGGCCCTGGCGTAGAAGCGCTGCCTGATGTGCGGATGATCAACGAGATGGAGCGTGTCGGCTTGATCGCCTTACAAAAAGTCGTAGATCCGCCGTTGTTGGTACCGGACGATGGCTTCCTATCGCCAATCAGAACCACCCCTGGTGGACTGAACTACTACCGCGCAGGCTTGGGGCCACAGGACCGGATTGCGCCTTTGCAGACCGGCGGACGGGTAGACCTGAATGAAGCGAAGATTGGGCAGGTACGCGCAGCGATTGACCGCACCTTCTTTTTAGACCTGCTGGAATTGCCAGGCCCCACGGCAGCCGATGGCGATGTACTGCGTTTCAGCGCAACAGAGATTGCGGCAAGGCAGCGAGATAGGCTTTCGATTCTAGGCCCGATTGTGGCGCGTCAGGAGGCCGAAATGCTAGGCCCCTTGGTGATCCGCACTCTATCGGTGATGCTGCGCTCTGGGATGCTCCCACCGCCACCACAGGTCTTGTTGGATGCTGACTTCAAGGTGGCGTATTCCAACCCAGTGGCGATTGCGATGCGCTCTGGCGAACTGGCTTCCATCAGTCAGTTGATTCAGTTCCTGGTGCCTTTTGCGCAACTGGACCCCACGGTCATTCAGCGCTTCCAGACAGGGCGGGTAGCGGAGTTGGCCGCAGAAATCCTGAAGGTCAGCCCCAGCGTATTCAAGTCCGGCGAAGAGTTGGAAGCTGAACAACGTGCGGCAGAAGAGCAGCAGGCCCAACAGCAGGAGCTGGTACAAGCCAACGCAATTGCTGAACAACAAAACCTCATCAGCCAGAGCCGCCGGAATGAGTCGGTGGCCTATCTGAACGAAGCACGGGCACAGCGACAATGAGACTAAGCGAAAAGGAAAAGCGCAGACTAGCGGACTACCGCACGGTCTTTCAAAGCGTTCATGGGGAACGCGTGCTTGCGGATCTATGCCAACGGCATGGGATTTTTGATCCCTGTCATGTTCCAGGGGATGCGTATTCCACCGCCTACAACGATGGGCGGCGCAGTGTAGTGGTAGACCTGCTACGCTACCTGAATACCGACCTGGAGCGTCTTACCAACCTTTTAGACAGTCCTTATGGAGACTACGACCCAAGAGGCGACAGCGTCGCAGCCATCTGAGATTCAACCTAGCCAGACGGGTTTAGCGCCCGAAGGCTCCAGCGTCAACAGCCTAGCGTTTGACCCAACCAGTCTGCCCGAAGATTTAGCGAATGAACCCAGCCTGCGCAGCTTTGATGATGTCGGCAAGCTAGCGAAGAGTTATGTACATCTAGTTAAGCGCCTGGGCGTTCCCCCGGATCAGTTAGTGCGTCTGCCCTCCAGTCCAGACGACACCGGCTGGAATGAGGTGTATGAGCGCCTGGGCCGCCCCAATGACGTCAGTGGCTACGAGATCAATGCCCAGGATGAGGTAACCGGCCAGTATCTGCAGGAAGCCCATAAGCTGGGGCTCTCCAAGGTGCAGGCCCGTCAACTCTATGACTGGTACACCAAGAACCAGGAGTCCAACACCGCTGCAGACCGGGACGCCTGGCAGTACCAGCAACAGAACTACGTTCAGGAATTACAAAAGGAATGGGGGCGTGATTATGCCGCCAACACCGATGTAGCCCGCCGTGCCTTCCTGCAATTGGCGGATGCCGAAACCCTGAAACTGGTGGAAGAGACAGGCATTGGCAACCATCCCGGCCTAGTGAAAATGATGAACAGAGTCGGCCAGTTGATGGCAGAAGATGGGCTCCTACAGAACGATGTGGGCACCAGCGGCAACGGTGGCCGTGTGGACATTGAAGGTCGCCTCAGTGAGTTGATGGCCCCAGATTCGCCCTACTGGGACGGGATGCACCGGGACCACGACAGGTATGTTCAGGAGGCCCTGCGCCTGCGGGAACTGCTAACATGAGCTTAGAAGAGAAGCGTGAGTTGCGCATGGAATGTCTGCGGCTTGCAGTAGAAAACGGGACACAGGTCGATGTCAGTGATCCGATCCCACTTGCAACCACCTATTATCTGTGGGTTATATCAGATTTAGAACCGGCACAGACCGGACAGAAACCACCGCCTAGCCGTAAACGCTAGGCACAATCCCCCATGCGAGGCTGCGGTTCGGACAATCGTTCAGACCCGTAATCACGCACCTACCATAGAGCCCCCTTAGCGGGACAACTCTGATTTCAGGCATGGGAACGCCGAAATTGGAGTGACTAATGTCATCGCAAATTACGACGGCGTTCGTACAACAGTACAGCGCCAACTTACAGCACTTGAGCCAGCAAAAAGGCTCACGCCTGCGCGGTCTAGTGCGTACGGAAATGGTCCGAGGGAAACAAGCCTCCTTTGACCAGATTGGTAGCCAGTCCGCCAGCGTGCGAACCACCAGAGCTGCCGACACCCTACTGAACGATACCCCTCACAGCCGCCGAATGGTCACCCTCGCCGACTACGAAGTCGCCGATCTGATTGATGACCAGGACAAGCTACGGATGATCGTAGACCCCACCAGTTCCTACGCACAGGCCCAGGCATTCGCCATTG